GAGGTGAAGCCGTGAGCGACAACATCACGCTGCCCCGCGAGGTGGTGGAGGCTGTGCTGCGAATCGTTGAAAGAAACCGTGACTGGTCTGAAGTGCGTCAGTCTGGTGACTATGCCGCCATCCTCCGCACCNNCCTCGCCGCCGAGCAGCCGAAGCAGGAGCCGGAGAGCAAGACCCCCGCATGGTGGATGGATGGACTGGCAGCAACCCTGATGCGTGAAGGCGTGAACAAGCACCGCGCCAGAGAGATTGCCGTGGGGTATTGGGAAGCGTACTGCCAGATTGCCGTCCCACCCGCCACCCATCCCGGCTATGTCATCGGCAGTCATTGGTTGGAGACAGCGTACAGCCGCATCTGCGCTGGCGAGGCCGAGGCCGATGTGCTGCGGGACTGCGGCTGGGAACGGGTGACGGATGCCGAAGCCCTGCGGCGAGATGCCGAGCGGTATCGGTGGCTGCTCAATTGGCTGGTCAGAACCGGACTGCTGACCGCGCAGCGTTGCCGAATTGATGCGCCGGAAACCTACGGCGACTGGTACATCCTAAAAAAGCCGTATGTCGTCGACGGAACGGCGCTGGTGGGGTATGGCAAGACTGAGGACGCCGCCATCGACGACGCCCTGCGGCGGGAGGATGTATGAGCGATACACCGAGGGTAGACGCAGCCGAGATTCGGCACGGGAAAGAAGGATACAGTTACTTGACGGTTAGCGTGGAGTTTGCCCGTCAACTAGAACGCGAACTTTGCCGCCTGACCGCCGACAACGAGCGGCTGAAGGCGGCGCTACCCTACGACTGGGACCAGTTGGAAGCGTGTCGCGGGTCGCTGCGGGAACACATGGCCGAGATCAAGCGGCTGACCGCCGACAACAAGCGGCTGCGGGAGGCGTTGCTGCGAATCAAAGAGACTAAGGTGTTTGTTGGTGCAATCGCGCAGGCAATGATGGACGAAGCCTTGCAGGAGGTGCCGCGATGAGCTCTCACCTGGACACGAAAGGATGGCAGCCGATCGCTACAGCGCCGCGCGACGGAACGCACATCATGGCATGGACAGACCTCAACGACCGCGAGATCGTCTTCTGGAACGACCAATCCCCAGGCCGCGGATCTGCCGAGAAAGGGTATTGGGCATGCGCTAACCAGGAGCACTTCGGCGTCACCGCGATCTTGTGGCAGCCGCTTCCCGACGAGCCTACAGCGGCCCAGGTGCGGAGAGCGGAGCGATTGCTTGAGAGTCAGCGCGAAGCCGAGCGCCGGGATCGGCGGCGCTGACTCACTCGTCTCCGACCAGGTAGATATCCCCCGCGTAGTGCAAGTGTGCTCCGGGTGACTTGAGCACGATCCCCGCCTCAACGAGGGTGTTCATCAGCTCGGTGAACTCCCTCGACTTCATGTGCATCTTCTTCAGCAGGAGCGAGTGCGGCATGGCGCCGGACGCAAGCACGGAGGCGAGGCGGGGGTTCTTCTGCTCTCCCGCCATCGCGCGCGCAGCGCGGATGTATTCCACGGCCCTCTTGCCGTCTGCGTCGGTCTGCGACCGCACGCGGTTCTTTCGGACTGCGCGCATCAACGCCATGTCGTAGTGCCGGATGTAGGCGATCGCCCACTCCAGGTCTTGCAGTTCGACCCGCGTGGCCTCGGCGTTCCTCGCCTTCGCGGCGATCATCGACAGCCGCAGCGCCTTCTCAAAGGTGCGCCCGAGCAGGACATCGAGCCCTTCGGTCTCAAAGGTGTCCTTGAGCGTGTTCAGCTCCGACTCGAAAGCACGCATCAGCTCTTGGCAGCCGTCCGTGATTGTCATCCCGACCGTCACAGGCTCGACCTCGGCTATGGAGCGGTTGGCGAGATCGCCCTGGCGCGATGCCGGCGCGTTCACCGCCTTGCACCACTCGACCACACGGCTCGGCGGCTCGGTCTGGTCAACGAACCGTGCCAACTGGCGCGGCTGGCTCGACTCGACCACGATGAGGCGACCGAGGAAGCCATCTTGGATGAGGTCGTCCGTCAGCGACCCCCAGAAGGTTGCCGGGGTCGTCGCGCCGAGCAGGGACACGGCAGGATTGTGGATGACGCGCTCGACGCTGCTGGCGGCGACCTGCGCCTGGGTCATGGTCATAGTGGAGTAGACCGGGGGTCTCATCACGCCGTTCAGCTTGCCGAAGGCCTCGACCAACTTGTCGATGGCGGCCTCGCTGTTCGCGTTGCCCTTCGCGCGCGAGAGCTTCAGCAGCTTGCCGATCTCGTCGATGATGGCCAGGTGCGACGGCTGCCGGAGCAGCGCCGAGAACACGGCCCCCGCCGAGGTGTACCCCGAACCGGCGACCAGATGCTCAAGGCCAGCCGCGGTGAGCACGCGCTCGACGCACGACTGCGGGTGCTCCTTGCCCTCGGTGGACTTGGCGACCATGACGAGGTACAGGCTGGTGAAGTTCGACAGGTTCGACCGGTAGATCCGCTGCGTGCACGCCGCCGCGAGGGCGATGGCCGCCGCGAGGCTGAGCTCGGGCTGCGACTTGGGGGCGGTGGCCGTGACCCAGGACGCCATGTCCGCGAGGATGCCAGGCGGGTCGGTGATGAAGGTCGGGATGGCCTTCGCCGGGGCTTCAGATGTCGTGGCCGGGAGCAGCACCGCCGGTGGTGGCGCCGCAGCGACCGCAGGGGCCGACGGCTTGCGCCACGGCAGCGCCGGGAGGGGCTGGGGAGAGGAAGCCTCCGGCGCCTTCTGCGGGGCTTCCAGACTGCCGCCGAAGGTGATGGGTTCCGGCTCCGAGAGCGCGAGGCAGCCGCGCAGAACCTCGGCGGCCTTGGCGAAGGTCAGGCCGTTGGAATACATCACGAGGTCGATGGGCGTCATGCCGTAGTTGCCGCCGAAGTCGAAGATGCCCGACGGGTGGATGCCGACATTCGGGTTCTTGGCCCCGCGCCAGGTGGCGATTGCGCGGAAGCCGTCCTTGTTGTTCTTGGCGGTCGGGACGAGCCGCTCGACCCATTCCTCAAGCCTGGTAAGCGCAACGCGGTTCAGATCGCGGAAGTATTCGGCTTGGATGGACAGGTCGGTGTCGATGCGCGCCGCGTCCTCGATGGGCGCGATGGCCTTCTTCTGGTACTTCTTGTCGGTGTCCGTCTGGTAGGGGGCCAGCAGCGACTCGACCTTGCTGATGAAGTCGGCCGGAAGCGTGGGCAGATCCGACACGCTGGTGATGTCGTCGAGCGTGTCCACCGTGATCCACACATAACTGCACCCGCTCGGGTGCGCCGTCGGCGGGACGACGGTCTGGCGCCCGGTCGAGAGGATGTCGAGGACGCGATGGCCCTGCACATTGAAGCTGCACGACCGCTCACCGTTGAAGCGGTAGAACTTGGTCCACCCCTTCTCGCCCTTCTTGGCGACCGGACTGAACGGGATGAGCTTGTCGAGCGCGTCGGACGCCCCCGGCACGTCATAGTCGCGGTCGAGGCCGATGATGCCGCTCAACTCGCCCAGCACCACACCGATGCCGGCGTCTGGCCATTGGTTCCAATGCTTCAGCTCCAATTCGCTCGGGAGGCGCTTCGCGTAGCGCGTCCAATCGCCCATGCCCTCCCACCCGCGCTCGGCGCTCCATTGGCCCGGCTTCTTTGAGCCTGGCGCAATCGGAACGATGGAGATGTCCCGCTCGATGAAGCGCCATGCGTGGCGCTCGAACACGCTGCCCCCGCTCACGGTGCGTTACCGCGCGAAGTCTTTGGCAGATTCTCTGACGAGATCGGGGCGCACCACGGCCAGCGGCAAGCCGGACATGATCGCCACCTCGCGCGCGTGCGGCGCCGGGATGCGCCGCCCCCACTTGGCGACCGACTGGATGGACACGCCGATGCGACGGGCGACCGCGCCGCGCCCACCGGCCTGCGCCAGCACGCCCTCCACCGTGTAGCCGACAGGCTCGTCACCGAAGATTCTTGGCGGCTTGCGTTTCATGCTGAGCGTTGTCCTTTAGGAAAAGTAAAGTCGAGCGAACGAACGATACCCGTAGAGGCCGGGCTTTTCAAGACAAGACACCATGCAGCCGCGCTTATAATTCGACTATCAGAAGCGCCAATTATCTGATTTTTTTCTAAAAGTAAAGCAGCAGATTTTTTCGCCGGAGGGGTTGAGTTTTCTTGATGCCTGAGTTTATGCTTGCCCCATCACACCAACGGAGGACGGCATGACGAAGTCTTTGCACGAGCTATGCATCGAGCTGACGAGCGCCAAGGCGGCCGAAGAGATCGCCAAGGAGCGCCGCATCGCGGTCGAGGAAGAGATCATCGCGCTCTGCGGCGCCAAGGAAGAAGGTTCGCAGACGCACAAGGCGATGGAGTTTTCCATCGAGATCACCGGCGTCATCAACCGCAAGATGGACTGGGACAAGTGGGAAGAGGTCAAGGGAAATATCCCCGAGGCGCTGCGCCCCATCAAGCTCAAGCCCGAGCTCGACACCACTGGCGTCAAGTACCTGCGCGACAACGAGCCGGGCATCTACGCGCTGCTCCCCATCACCGCGACGCCCGGCAAGACCGGCGTCAAGCTCACGAGAAAGTGACATGGCATCCGTCACCATCACGATCACCGATTCCGAGGACAGCATCCTGGTCGCGTCCGACTTTGGCGAGGCCATCGAGGACGAGAGCAAGGCGCATCAATGCGCCAGGGTTCTCCTGAACAGCCTTCTCGGATCCGCTGCCCAATACCACGTCGTCGAGGACACCGTCCCAGATGTCAGCGTGGAGCCCGACCGCATCATCACCACCGAAGGAGCCAACGACAATGGCGTTTGATCTGTCCAGCATCACCCGAGGCAAGCGCCTCCGCGCCCCGAAGATCGTCATCTACGGGCCGCCCAAGGTCGGCAAGTCCACTTTCGCGGCGGCTGCCCCGTCCCCGATCGGCATCATCACCGAGGAAGGACTCGACAACATCGACGTGGACGCCTTCCCGAAGGCTTCCAAGTACGAGGATGTGCTGTCCGCGCTTGCCTCGCTCTACACCGAAGAGCACAAGTACGAGACGGTGTTCGTGGACTCGCTCGATTGGCTCGAACCTCTGGTTCTCGCCAAGGTCTGCGAGACGCACCGCGTCAAGAACATCGAGGACATCGGCTACGGCAAGGGCTACATCATGGCCGACGACCTGTGGCGTCAGTTCTTCGAGGGCTTGGACGCGCTGCGGAACGACCGCGGTATGACCGTCATCTGCATCGCGCACGAGCAGGTCAACAAGGTCAAGAACCCGACCCTCTCCGACGACTACGACGCCTACAGCCTGAAGCTGAACAAGCGCGCGGTCGGCATCATCAACGAGTGGGCCGACGTGATCGGTTTCGCGCAGCACGAAGTGCTCACGCGCCAGACCGACGCCGGCTTCAACCAGAAGGAAACGAAGGCCATCTCGACTGGCAAGCGCAAACTGCACCTGAACCCGCACCCGGCCTACATCGCCGGCAACCGGTACGGGATGCCGGACGTGCCCCTGTCGTGGACGGACTTCGCGGCGGTGCTCTCGGCCGCCATGACGAAGACCAAGTGATCAAGTTTTTCTCAACGCAACGAAGGAGTCTCTATAAATGAGCGCAGATCTTTCCGGTTTCGATGCCAGCACCGTTCCCGAGCAGCAGGAGTTCACCGCGCTGCCCGAGGGTCAGTACGTGATGATCGCCACCAGCTCGGAGTGGAAGGCCACCAAGGCGGGTACGGGCGAGTACCTCCAGTTCGTGTTCGAGGTCTTGGACGGCCCCTCCAAGGGCCGCAAGGTCTGGGCCCGGCTGAACCTCAAGAACCCCAACCAGACCGCTGTGGACATCGCGCAGCGTGAGCTGGCCGCGCTGTGCCGCGCTGTGGGCGTCATCAAGCCGTCCAACTCGGCCGAGCTGCACAACACCCCGTTCCTGGCCACCATCGGCATCGAGGTCGACGACCGCAAGCGCGAGTCGAACACGATCAAGAAGTACGAGGCGGTCGCGTCCAACAGCGCGGCGCCGGCTGCGTCGTCCGGCCCCTTCGGCGCACCGCGCGCTGCCGCCCCGGCCGCCGCGGCTCCCGCCGCTGCGCCGTGGAGGAAGTGATGGCCGAGGCTCTCACCAACCAGGCGCCCGTCGTCCAGTTCGATGCGAACAGCCTCGTCCTGTTCTTCGGTCTCAAGTTCCCGCAGGTCGATCTGATCCTGCGCGGACTCGGCAAGCTGCCCCACGATGAGGTCGCCGACTTCATCGTGGCGCTGCGCGGCCACGCCTTGCAGCAGATCCAGGAGGCCGAGGCGAAGGCCAAGGCCACCGTCCAACCTCAACCACCCGCCGAAGGAGGCGCATGACATGTCGAGCCGTTACTACGTCGTCACCGACACCAACAACCCCGAAGCCACCCGCCTGATCCGGGCAAAGACCCCGGCACAGGCGCTGCGCTACGCGGTCCGCAGCCGCTACACCGTCGAGGTCGCCAACCAGGACGATCTCGTGGCGCTGCTGTCGAGCGGAAGCCAGGCCGAGGTCGCTGACGCCGAAGCCGCCGAAGCGGCCTGAAGCCTTGGTCGCGGACCTACGCGCCTACCCCCAGCGCGCCGCGCCGAGACATCCAAACGCGGGAGAAAGCGTGACAGCCGGAGAGACGGCGCCTTACCCAACACGAGCGAACCAATGAGCATCAACTACGAAAAGACCGTTGGCATGATGGTCCTGAACGCGCTGAGCTCCGGCGAAAAGGACAAGCGCGCCGACCTCATCGTGCAGCTTGGCCGCGGGATCGCGGATATCGTCGGCGTCATCAATAGCAAGAAGGACATGGAAGCGATGCTCGAGGTCGTTTTCGACTGCATACGAACCAACGCTGCAATATCCAGCCGCCTGTATCAGAAGGCCGCAGAAAGTCTCGAGGCTGCGTCGCCGCCAACTGAGCCGGCGCCTGAGCCAGATGGCGAATCCGTCAGCGCCGAAGAATTCCTCGCCAAGCACTTCAAGCCGGAGAAGTTCAATGCCTGACATTTCTGGGCACGTCGATCCGATCGCAGCAGCCATCTTCGAGCAGTACGAGCGGCGCGCCGGCTCGGAGAAGCAGCGCACCTATCTCGGCGCGTCCGTCATCGGGCGCCCGTGCGCGCGCGCTCTCTGGTACGCGTTCCGCTGGGCCGACAAGGAGAAGTTCGACGGGCGCACCATGCGCCTGTTCCAGACCGGTCACATGGCCGAGTCCCGGTTCACCGCCGATCTGCGCTCGATCGGCGCGAAGGTCCACGACCTCGACCCCGCGTCCGGCAAGCAGTTCGGATTCGAGAGCCTTGGCGGCCACATGAAGGGCCACATGGACGGCGCCGCGACCAACATCCCCGGCGGCGGCCAGAAGTGGCACGTCCTCGAATTCAAGACGCACAGCGCCAAGTCCTTCGCGGATCTGAAGGCCAAAGGCGTNAAGAAGGCCAAGCCCGAGCATTGGGTCCAGATGAATTGGTACATGGGCAAGAGCGGCATGGACCGCGCTTTGTACCTGGCCGTCAACAAAGACAACGATGACCTGTATTCCGAGCGCGTCGAGTTCGACCAGGTCGAGTTCGAGCGCACAGAGGCGCGCGCCGAGAGCATCATCTTCGGCAAGACGATCCCCGCGCGCATCAGCGACGACCCGAAGTATTACCTCTGCGGCTGGTGTCCGTTCAACGCGGTCTGCCACAGCGGTAAGGGCTTCAAGAAGTCTTGTCGTTCTTGCGTCCACTCGACGCCCGAGCGCGCCGACAACGCGCGCTGGTCGTGCGCCTACTACAAGGAGCGCGAGATCCCCGTCGATGTCCAGCGCGTCGGCTGCGATGCCCACCTTCCGCTGCCGTTCCTAGTCACCTACGCCGAGGCCATCGACGCCGGCGACCAATGGATCCTCTTCAAGCGCAAGGACAACGGCGACGAGTTCGTGGTGGCTGCCGATGGCGTGTTGCCGCCGGCCGACCTGACCGTGACCACGCCGCTCTACCGCAGCGCGGAGATCGCGGCGGCGTCAGACCATCGGGTCATCTGCAACAAGGAAGTCGAGGCTTTCCGCGAGAAGTTCGGAGCCAAGGTGGTCGGATGATCGAGCTGCGCCCGTACCAGAAGGAGGCCGTCGCGGCGATCTACGACTACTTCGCCAAGGAGCGCGGCAACCCGCTCATCGTGCTGCCGACCGGTGCTGGCAAGAGCCTGACCCTGGCCGCGTTCATCCGTGACGCGCTGACGCAGTTCTCTGACACGCGCGTCATCGTTCTGACGCACGTCAAAGAGCTCATCGAGCAGGACGCGCGCGCCATCATCCGCTACTGGCCGGGGGCGCCGATCGGCATCTGGTCTGCCGGACTCAACCAGAAAACGAAGCACCAGATCACGGTCGCCGGCATCCAGTCCATCCACCGACTGCCGGCCACCTTTGCCGGCACGGACATCGTCATCATCGACGAGGCGCATCTGCTCTCGAAGAAGTCCGACACCATGTACGGGCGCTTCCTCGCCGGTCTGCGCCAGTACAACCCCTACCTGAAGGTCGTCGGCCTGACGGCCACTCCGTACCGCATGGACTCCGGCCTGCTGACCGAGGGCTCCGAGCGTGTGTTCACCGACATCGCCTACGACGCCAATGTCGGGGATCTTATCAAGGACGGCTATCTCTGCCCCCTGACCGCCAAGGGCGGCGTGACCAAGGCCGACCTGAGCCAGGTGCGAACGAAGGGCGGCGAGTTCCTGCCCGGCGACCTTCAGGCGGCGATGGACCGCGAAGAGCTGTTGCGCGGCACGATGCAGGAGATCGAGGGCTACGCCCACGACCGGCAGCACATCCTCGGGTTCTGCGCTGGCGTCGAGCACGCCAAGCACTTCGCGGAGTTCGCCGCGGCCAACGGCTGGGCCGCCGACTACGTCACCGGCGATATGGCCGCTGCCGACCGGGACGCGCGCATCAACGCGTTCAAGTCTGGCCGCACCCGCATCCTGTTCAACGCCATGCTGCTGACCACCGGCTTCGACTACCCGGAGATCGACTGCATCGCGCTCATGCGCCCGACCAAGAGCACCGGCCTCTATGTCCAGATGCTCGGTCGCGGCCTCCGCAAGGCGCCGAGCAAGGAGAACACGCTCGTCCTCGACTTCGCGGGGAACATCGAGCGTCACGGCCCCATCGACCAGATCCGCGTGCGCGGGTCGCGGGAGGGCGGCGAGGGCGTGAGTGTAGCCCCGGCCAAGGAGTGCCCCCAATGCCACGAGCTGATCCACGCCTCGATCATGCTCTGCCCAGGCTGCGGCTACGAGTGGCCGAGCAGGCCAAAGCACGGCACGGAAGCCGCCGACGGCGTCATCGTCGCCGCTCTCGCCAAGCCACTACGCTACGCGGTCGATCGCGTCGAGTACCGGCGCCACAAGAAGGAGGGGCGCCCCGACTCGGTGCGGGTCACCTACTGGTGCGGCGCATCGTCGTTCGACCAATGGATCCCCATCGAGGACGAGCGCAGCAACGTCAGGAAGCACGCTGTCTCGTGGTTCTGGCAACGCGGCGCCATGTGCCCNAAGACGGTGACCGACGCTCTCGCGCTGCTGGGCGAGAACNAGATNCCTGCGCCGGACTTCATCACGGTGAAGCGCAACGGGAAGTATTGGGAGGTCATCGACGCCGAGATCACGACTTTCCGTCACGGAGTCTCGAGCGTCATTCCAGACAGATCTTTGCCTGAATGGGCGGTTGCGCTTTGAAAACGAAGCAGGAACTGGCCGCGCGGATCGCCGCGCTCCGGCGCCGCGTCGAGCTCTACCAGGCCGAGCTCGTGTCGCTCGAGACTTTGGAGGTCTCGTGCGCGACCTGCGAACACTTCACGACCATGCCGCGGCGCGGCTGCCGCCTGGCCGCCGGCGCGGAGCCGCCGGCCGAGGTCATGGCCGCCGGCTGCGACTCGTGGTCGTACGACGAGATCCCGTTCTGACGCGCTCTACTTGACGGCGTCGAGCCCGTCAGCGACCCGATCCCGCAGCTCCCTCGGCGCTGACTTCAGCAGCGCCGCGTCGCGCCCGGCGCGCATCGACTTCACGCGGTC